ACAATTCTTAGAGTTGTCTTAGATTTTTTTAGGTGGACAAGGCTCAATCCATTGGTATGACTAGCTTTCAAAATTTCATGTGTACACTTTGAAAATTTCATGTGTACACTTTGAAAATTTCCATGTGGACAAAGAAATAAAAAAAAGTATCATGACAAAAAGTAAAAAAATACAAAACTTAAAATTAACTCATAGTGACCAAACTATTGGTATTACTCGTTTTCTTGATTTAAAGTAGGACAACTTTAAAAAATGTGTACACATAAGAAGGTTTATGTGTACACTTTAGCATATGTGTACAATTTAGCATATGTGGGCAGATTAAAAAAATATGTACACATAAGAAGGCATATGTGTACAGTTTAGCATATGTGTACAGTTTAGCATATGTGTACAGTTTAGCATTTTATCCGCTCAATCCATTGGTATGACTAGCTTTCAAAATTTCATGTGGACAAAAAAACTTTACTTGTCATCATGTATATGATATAGTATAAACCATAAAAGAAAAATTTGGATTTATAAGAAGGGAAAGCAATAATGGAAAATATTGAAGTGCTATTTAAAAACAACAAATTAATAAAAACTAGACATGATTTATCTTTAGCAGATAACAGAATTATGCAAAAAATATTTATTGAAGTGCAAAAACAAAAAAGTAATATAGTGGAGCTTTCAAGGGAAGATTTAGGAGAGATATTGAAAAGCTCACATAAAATTATTAAAGGGAGTTTGGAAGAAACCTTCGATGCTTTAGAGAAAAATAGTATAAAAATAAGAAACGGAAAGGATTGGACAATATGCCAGTTGATAGCTTCTGTAGATTATAAAAGTAAAGCTAATTTTTTTATAGTAGAAGTTCCAGAAAAACTATTAAAAATACTTTATAGCTACAAAAAAGATGGTTTTACTCCTGTAAATGTAGTAAAATATGCAACTTTAAGAAGCACTTCAACTCAAAGATTATATGAGCTTATAAGAGCAGAGCTTTGGAAAAAACAAAAATATGTTACTTTAAATGTTGATGCTATAAGAGAATATATGATGATGGAAAATAAATATAATTCTTTTAGAGATTTTAGGAGAAGAATTATAGAACCAGCTTTTCAAGAGCTAGAGAATAAAAATTTATTAAAAATAACAGATATTCAATATGTAAAAACGGGAAAATATATAACAGAAATAAAATTTAAGGTAACAGATTTTGAAACTACAGACTACAACTACGAAGGTAAAAAGAAATTACCACCACCAGAAGTACCAGAAGAACCAGAAGCTTCAACTCCAGAAGAACCAGAAGCTTCAACTCCAGAAGAACCAGAAGCAATAGTAGAAGAAGCAGAGATAAAAACTACAGAAAAACCACCAAAGACAATAGAGCTGGAAATGGTAACAGAAGAAGATAAAGAATATATGACAATTAGCCAAAAATTAAAGTTATCACAAGAAATTTTTGAAACTTACGTTAAGGAATTACAAGATTTAAATGTCAATAATATTTCAACAACACATTTTAAAGCTTTAGCAAGTAGACATGGAATATCAAAATTGAATGAAGCCTATGATAAGCTTATTGAAGGTCTTGCATTAGGTGAAATTGATAGCAATAAGAACATGGTTTCTGAATTGGTAAATATAATGCATAGAGATTCAAAAGAAGCTATAGAAAAAGCTATAGTCTATGAAGAAACAACTTTAGAAGAAATAGCAGATAATACTCCAAATTTAAATAAAAATTTTGTAATATTTTTAGAACAAGTTAAGAATCATAAATCTTCTGTAACAATGGAGCAATTACAGGAATTAAGCAATAAATACGGCGAAACTAAGCTTTGTGATTGTATGGAAAAATTAGTTGAAATAATTGAAAAAGGTAAGCCAATAACAAACATTTATAACTATTTAAGTGTCATGCTAAAAAACTATAAAAATCAAGAAAGCATTAGCTGTAGAAAAAACAATTATAATGATTCAAAGGCTTCTAGTTTTGCTAATTTCACTCAACGAGAATATGATTACGACAAGCTGGAAAAACAACTTCTAGGGTGGGATGATGAGGATGAAGATGAAGATGAATAAAATATTTTTTAAAATATGTTGATTTTTATATGGAGAAAGGTTAAAATAAATTTATTAATTGTTGTTTTTTTTAACGAATTTTTCAAAAATGAATTATCATTATTGGTTTGCTTTAACCACAAAGAAGGTAGAAAATATATTTTTCTGCCTTCTTTTTTTACGTTTTTTTAGTTTAGGTTTTATAATCTATTAAAAAAAGGTGAAATAATATGTTATTTAGAGGTTATAGAACAAGATTTAAAGGAGTTTTAGCTGGTATAAAAGTAGAAAAACTAAGAGAATTAGATTACAGCTTAGAGAAATTTAATGACAGATTAAACTTTATTCAAGATAAATACAATAGATTAAGCCCTTTTTTTGACTTGTATGTTTATACAAAAAGTAAGAGCGATTATTCATTAGTGAAGCTTGAAGAAGGTGATTATAAAGAATTTTATAAGGTAAATCTTAATACAAAAGATGAGTTAAGTCATGAAGTAAATATTTTTAAATACATAGAAAATGATGGAAGCTATCTTCTAAATAGTATAGACTTGCCAGTAGAAAAAAAGGATAAGTTTATCTTCTTAGCACAAGCTGATTTTGATGCTTTATTAAGTATTGAAGATAAGAAAGACATTTATGAGGATGAAATAATAACCATGTTGGAGCAACAGCCTACAGGGATTTATAAAAATGTTGATTTAAAAATTGAACCTAAGGATTTTAAGGATTCAAGAAGTAGAGATATCTTATTAGACTATCAAAACTTAAAAGATAAATTAAAAACAGAAGCAATAAAAATAAAAAATAAAGAAAAGAGCTATTTAACTATTAAAAAAATTCAAAAAATCAGCAATGAAATTACTACAGATATGAAAATATGTAAAGTATCTTATCAAGGCATTAGAAGTCATGCTAAAAGGTTAGGTGATGAATCTGGGTACTTTGATTTAAGTATGATTGACTATACGAATATAAAGCACATAGAGCAGATAATAAAACATATTAACCTAAATGAGATAAGACCAGATAGCAATTTAAGCATTATTGGTTTTGACATAGGAAATAGCATTAAAAAATTAAGAAAGGATGGAGTAATAAATAGCATTGAGATAACTATAGTTAAAATGTATAACTTAGGTTATTCTAAGACAAAAATAGCACAAAAACTTAATTGTGATGAGAAAAATATTAGGTATCATTTGAATAAAGTTTATAAGAAAATAAGCTGTTATTTTAAAAAAAATAATAATTTTTAAAAAAATTTTTAAATTTTATTCCGAATTTGTCTTGGAAAACGACATATAGTTATTGAGGGTGCTTTTATTCAAACTTGGATGATTAAGACAAGATGTATAAAATGCAGAAAAGAAATCGAATATGGTAAATCATATTGTGATTCTTGCACTTCAAAAAAAATCAAAGAAGATAAAAAATTTAATAGAGTAGATACTAAAGTTGCTGATAAATTATTGAAAACAGGAATGTGGTCTTCTTTAAGAGAAAAAATCCTACTTAGAGATAATGGAATGTGCGTACTTTGTTTCAGAAGGGGATATATAGAGCAACATAGACTAGAAGTACATCATATCATTAAAAGAACAGTATGCCTTGAAAAAGCTTTTGATGCAGATAATCTAGTCACAGTATGTAAGACTTGCCATGAGGAATTAGAAAAGCTAACTCCAAAAGAACAAAGAGAGCTCTTAGGCGATTTTAATAAAGTGATAGACTACCCTTTGTTATAATTTAAGGCTTACATAAAGCTCCAGTAAAAATACTACTATAAATTTTTTTCGTTGTTCGTTTCATTTTGCACCTTATATTTTTGATTTAACAATAAATCATTCGTTACTTTTAACTTTTTTAAAGTCCAAACCCCAGAGCCATAAGAGCGTAAACTTATGGCTCTTTTGATTGTTTAGTTTAATGTAAAACCTACTTTTAGTCCTCTCTTAAAGTTAAATATACACTTTATCTTCCAGAGTAGATATAGGTTCAAGTCCTGTAGCAATCACATATAAATTAAGAAGTTTGAAGGTGAAAACATATGGGTAGACCAGTACAAGCTTCTAATACATTGGTAGGAAAATATTCTAAAAAAGATATGAAGCAACGATTAGAAGCAGAGAAGAAAATTATTGGCTCAAAAGACAATTTTGAAGCTCCAGATTTTCTAAAACACGATAAAGAAGCTTTATCTAAATTTGAATCTTTAGTTAAAGAATTAACTAAAGTAGATTTATTAATAAATGTTGATGTTGATTTACTAGCTATCTACGCTGAAACATGGGCAAAGTATGTTAAATGTACAAAAATGTTGATGCTACAAGACCTAGTAGAAGAACAGTATGTCAAAGGTGGACAAATAGCTAGGGTAGCCAATCCCTATGTTAAAATACAGGAAACTTATGTGCAAAGAATGATGAAACTAGCTTCATTATTCGGTTTATCTCCAGCAGATAGGATAAAATTAGCACATATTAATCCAAGTGATAAAGAAGATAAACCAGATGTTTTAATAAGCTTATTATCTGGCTTAAAAACTAGCTAATGTTTATCGAAGTAGATGAGAAATACAAGGATTTGGTAGCCGTTAAATACGCTCAAGATGTAGTGTCTGGAAAAATAGTAGCTGGGCGCTTTATTATTTTTGAGTGTAAAAGATTCCTTGAAGATTTAAATAGTATTAAGGACGATGAATTTGAATGGGATTATGATTTAGACCTATATAAATTCATAACTAAAATTCAAGAGCTGTTTAAATTTGCTGATGGTATCAAAACAGGGGAAACGATGAAAATGGCAGATTTTCAAGAATGGATAATAACTCAATTATTCTGTTGGAAATCAAAGAAGCATGGTTATGTTAGATTTACAAAAGCTTATATCGAAGTAGCTCGTAAAAATGGAAAAACTTTCCTGTTAGGATATTTATTATTAATAAAATGTTTGTTAGTAAAATACGGACAATTTTATTGCGTAGCTACCAAGAAAGACCAATCTGCAATCCTTGTAAAAGAAGTTAAGAAGCTTCTGGATAACGCCATAGAAGAAGTTAAAAGTAGATTTATAATCTATGGAAAAGCTTCTATTTCTAAAATTTTATGTGAAGTTACACAATCTGAAATAATTCCCTTATCAAGCGATGTAAATACGCTAGACGGCTTAGGAGCAGATATGAGTGTAATAGATGAATATGGGATTCACAAGAATGCTCAGCTTTATGAAGTTATGAGAAGTTCTCAAATCTATAAGCTTAATGCTCAATTGGTAGCAATAACAACTGCTTATAGCAATACTGGAACATCACCAGCTTATAAAGAGCGCTGTGAGATAGTCGATTCATACAATGGTGCTACCCCCCTTGATTCGAGGTACTTTGGAGCTATTTATGAAATGGATTTACCCAGAGATGATTTTAGAGATAAAAAAAATTGGATAAAGGCTAATCCTCTATTATCACAATTTCCAGAAATAATTAAAAGAATGGAAAGCGACTTTAATAACGCAACCAAAGATAGGGAAAAATTAAACTTATTCTTAACTAAGAATTTAAATGTTTGGCTAGACCAAGATTCTTTAGAAAGTTATTTAGAGTTTGATGAGTGGAGAAGCTATCAAGTTGATGAGGTTGATTTAGAAGGAAAAGAAGTTATTGTCGGGATAGATTTGAGTAAATCTACTGACCTAACTGGAGTGTCTATCATTGCAAAAGATGGAGATAACTTCTTAGTAAAAGCTAAAGCCTTCCTTCCTAAAGCTGTTATCAATCAAAAAGAAGCTACAGATAAATTACCTTATGGTTCTTATTTAAACCATGAGCGTGACTGGATAGAAGCCACAGATGGTAAATTTGTAGACCAGAAGATAGTTGAAGCTTACATTAGAAATATTGAATCTAAATATGGATGCTACATAAAAAAAATTGCTTTTGATAGCTGGGGAGCATTAGGTTTAATGTCTAGCTTGAAAGACGATTATGAAGTGGTAGATGTAAAGATGAATTATAGGAATTTTTCGCCTTCCATAAAATCTTTTAGAGAAAAAGTGTATGGAGGAAGGGTACAGCATGAGTACAATCCTGTATTAAATTTCTGTGTTGCAAATGCCGTCACAAAAAGTGATACACAAGAGAATATTTTATTGGACAAAAAAAGAAGCACTAATAGGATTGACTTAATAGTTGCAACAATAATAGGTTATTCCGAATGGTTCAACGATGAAAATGAAGAAGAATTTGGTTACTTTTCAGTTTAAATTATAAAGAAAAGGAGGGCGAATGATGGGTATTTTTCAAAATTTATTTAATTCAAAAAATAGCGTAATGCAAATAGATATGGCAGATACAGCATTAGATGATACAACAAGTGGGATTGTATCTAGTGACACTTCTAGTACGACTTCTGTTGATGAAGAGAAAGCTATGTCTATTGCTTCATTATACCAAGGGATAAATATTATAGCAGATACAATAGCAAGTATGCCTGTAGTTTTATACAGGGATATAAATGGATTTCAGCAATCCTTTCCATTAGATGCTAGAAGCAAAATGTTATCTGGTATGGCTAATAGCACTTTAACTTCTTTTAACTTAAAAAAAGTTTTAGTCAAAGATTTAATACTTCATGGAAATGGTTATGCCAAAATATTCCGAGAAGGAGAAAAGTTTAGTTTAGAGTACCTTCCTGTAGATGTTGTAACAGCTAAAAAAGATACAAATGGCTATTATTTTGAAGTACAAGCTTATAGTACATCTGTACTCGGTGAGCGTTTTGAAGCAGAAGTCGTAGATAATTATGATATGTTAGCTCTTATCAGAAATCCAAAATATAATTCTGTAGTTGGCACGGGGTTATTGGATTATGCTGGGGAAGTTTTAGATACAGCTTCCAGAGAAACAACTTATATGCAGAATTTATTAAAAAATGGATTATCAGCGAAGGCTGTTTTAACAAGTAAAACTCCGATTAAGCGTGAGCTTAAGGAAAAGCTTAAAAGTGATTTAAAGTCGCTTTATAGCGGAAATACAAACGCTGGGAAAATTTTAGTTTTAGAAGGGGATATAGGTATAGTGCCTTTAAGCCTTACACCAGCAGATATCAAGCTTATAGATAGTCAGCATTTTAGCATTAGCCAAATTGCTAGATTTTTAAATATACCTAAACACATGTTGGCATTAGATAAACAACAAGGTACTTATTCCAACTTAACACAAGAAAAATTACAATTATTAACCAACACGTTAATGCCTTTCGTTGTTGCAATGGAAGAAGCATTTAATCAAAAACTTCTTTCCGAGGAAGAACAAAATTCTGGTTATTATTTTCAATTTAATACAACTGAATTATTAAAATTAACACCAGAAGAACAAAGTACCTACTTGCTTAACCTTTATAACAGTAAGGTTATTACTTTAGAAGAAGTTAGAACAGCTTTAAATTTAGGTGGGGATGAAGCTATTATTAGTGAATTAAAAGCTATGAACGCTGGAACAACAAATACAGGATTAGAAGATAATTCTGCTTCTGGTGGCTCAAGCTCATTAATTGGTAATGCAACATCTACTAGTGCCGAAGATTCTGGCGATATTAACTTAAAAGAAGCTAAATCTAACAAACTCTAAAGATAACATATAAATTCTCAAGAAAAGGAGGGGAGAAAAGTGGAATATAGACTTAAATGTTCTGATATAGATTTTCGAGAAGGACAAAAAATTGGTGGTTACATCAATGTTACTGAAAGAGAATCTGAAATATTATACAACAAACAAACTGGTAAATGGTTCAAAGAAACTATGAAACAGGGAGTTTTTAAAAGAGCTTTAGAAAAAGCTAAAGAAATTCCAATGTTGTTACAACATGATTGGAATAAAAAATTAGCCAGTACAGAAAACAGTACACTAAAACTCGAAGAAGACAATATTGGTTTAAGATTTGAAGCCACAATAGAAGATAGACAAGCTTATGAAGATATTAAAAATAAAAAAATAAATGCTTGTAGCTTTGGATTTAGAGCTTTAGAAGAAAAAAGAACGCCTGTAGATTCTAGATTAGAGAAGAGAGAAGTATCTGAAATTGAGCTTTTAGAAGTATCAATAGTATCTAATCCAGCATACATAGGAAGCCTTTGTGAAGCTAGAGCTTATGAAGATGCCTTAGAGGAAGATAGGAAAAAAGAAAACGATTCCAAAGGAATTGATGATTCTAAGCATGATAAGGATGAAGAATCTAAAGAAAATCATGAAAAAGAAGAAAAAGCTCCAATGGATGAAAATTCTACTAAAGAGGATGCTCCTAAAGATAAAGAAGAAGCTCCAAAACAAGAGGATGCTCCAGAAGATACAAAAGAAGATGAAAAGAAAAAGGTAGAAACAAATTCTTGTGATACCAAAGTTAAGAAAAGAGAGCTTGAAGAAGTTATTCCTACAGCTGTAGAAGAATCTACAGAAGTTGAAAATAAAGATTATATTAAATCCTTAGTTGAAGATTTAATTGAACAAAAATTATCTCAAATTGAAGGTGCTCAAGTTGAAGAAGCAGAAGCTCAACAAGATTTAGAGATGGTTCAACAAGTGAATTCAGCTATAGAAGCAGATGCAGAACAAGACTTAATAAGAAAAACAAATGAGCTAATCAAGTTAAAACTTGAATTATTAAAATTACATGAAATAAAGCGAGGTATATAAACTATGAAAATGAAAAGATTAAAAGAAAAAAGAGAATTACTAATGAAAGAATTAGACACAATGGTTGATTCATTAGAAAAAGATGGAGAAATAAGAAGTTTCTCTAAAGAAGAATCAGAAGCTTTTGATTCTAAAAAAGCAGAAATAGTAGCTATAGATGAAACAATAGCTAGAATAGAAGAAAATAGAGCTAAAGATATGGGAGAAGAAGCTGTTGAAACTTTAAAAGAAGTTAGAGAAAAAGATGCTATAGAAGAAAGAGCTTTAGAAAACTTCCTTAGAGGACAAGACCTAGAAGGAGAAGAAAGAACAATACTTGCGTCAGCTAATACAGCTTTAATTCCTTTAACAATTTCTAAAACAGTATTAAAGAAATTAGAAGAACAATGCCCGATACTAGAAAAAGCACAAAGATTCTCAAGTAAAGGAACATTACGTCTTATAAAAGAAACAAGCTATGGAGAAGCTGGAATGACACCAGAAAATACTCAATTCGGTGCTTCTGATGTAACTTGGGGAACAGTAGAATTAAAGAGCTTCAAAATTACAAGCTTAGTAAATGCAACATTTGAAATGTTAGCTAATTCAGAAATTGATTTATCTGGTTATTTATTAGAAGTTCTTACTAGAAGAATGTCAAGAGAAATAAACAAGAAATTCCTTATAGGTAATGGAACAAACGAACCACAAGGTATATTATCAGAAGGGGTAGAAGTTCAATTAAATACAGATGCTTTAACTGTAAATGACTTCATAACAATGCAAACAGCCGTAAATCCACAATACCTTAACAATGCAAACTGGATAGTAGGTAGAGAAGTATTTACTAAAATGGCTAATTTACTAGATGGAAACGGCAGACCATATCTAATTTCCAACTATGATGCTGTAAATAATAAAATACAATATAGCTTCTTAGGATTACCAGTAATAGTTGATAACTTTATGCCTGAATATTCTTCTGGAAACAAAGCTGTAGCAATGGTTAACATCCCAGAAGCTTACTCTATAAATGTTTTACAAAACATAACAATTAAACATATGACTGAAATAGGATTCAGCCAAGGTTATGAATCTTTTGCTTCATATGCTTTAATGGATGGTAGAATCACTAATCCAGAAGCTATAGTTGTTGGAAAAGTAAAATAGTTTTAAAAAATAATGAATAAAAGGTGCATTTAAAATGCACTTTTTATTTTTAAAAAAGGATGAATGTAAATGAAATTAAAAGCAATAACTTCTTTTGTTTCTTCTGATGGACTTAGCGTTAGATATGGTGAAATCATAGAAGCTACAGATAAAACAGCTAAAGCTTTTATAGAAGCTAAATTAGTTGTTCCTATAGAAGAACCTAAAAAGAAAAAGAAAGTAGAGCAATAAGCCTAGAAAGTAGGTGAGCGCATGATTGATATAACAACTATTACCCCCGAAAATATCCCATTAGAATTTGTGAAAAGTTATCTTCGTATAGATGAAGATTTTGAAGAAGATGATGTAGAATTGATGATTGATATTAAGTCAGCTCAATCCTATGTTAGAAATTATTTAAAATTAGAGCCTAATGAGCAAATGAGTTTTGAATTACTGATGCCGATTTTAGCAATGATAGCATACTTTTATGAAAATAAATCTCCATTATCTAAGTCAACTGAAAAATTAGATAGTCTTTTTAGCTCAATGCTAAACCTACATAGGGATGTTATTTTATGATTACTAAAGTTCCTGTAGGTAGATTAAACAAAGTAGCTTATTTATTAAAACTTAAAACTATTGTTGATGATGATGGTTTTAATACTGATGAGTGGGAAAAAGCTAGAACACTTAGATGTAGAGTTGAATTTGATGATAGATTACAAAGGGAGAAGCTAATACAAGGAGGTCAAGATTCTATAGCTATTAAAATCTTTACTTTCAGATATTTTAAAGGGCTAACTACTAAAGATATGATTCTGTTTAATGGTGCTAAATATGAAATTTATGCATTTACAGATGTTGAAGGAGATAAAAAAATGTACAAAGTTTGGGGGAGAGCTGTATGCAACTAAAATTAGAAGGCATGGATGAGTTATTAAATAGGCTTCAAAATATTAGTGATGCTCCACAAAAAGTTATGAATAAAGCTTTAGAAGAAGGTGGAGATATTGTTCTAAAAAAAGAAAAAGAAGTAGCTGTAAGAATTCACAAATCAAAAGTTGGAGTAACCGTGCTTAAAAAACTTAAAGTTAAGAAAAGAAAAAATGGAAAAGGTAGCTATATAGATGTTGGCTTAAGAGCAAATGCTACTAATTCTAAGTCTAGCGGTTACGGGAATAGCAGAAAAAGAGCTACAGAATGGGATAAGGCTAGGGGGCTCTGGTTTAATAATTGGGGCTTCTTTCACAATTTCACAGGAAAATATGTATCTGGTTCAAACTGGATTCAAACAGCTTATGATGAAATCGTAGAAGGAGCTCACAATGCAATAAAGGGGGAAATTTTAAAAGCTATGGATTTAGACCATTAGTTTTTAAAAACAATAGTATGGATTTAAATAAATTAATTTTACAAACGTTAAAACCTATTGATATTCCTGTTTATTATATAGCCAGAAAAGAAGTTAATCCACCTTTAATACTTTTTAACGTGACTGGAGAAACAGGAATAGAATTTTCAGATGATGAAGAAAAGGTGATTAGGTATAGGATTACCATAAATTTATTTTCTAAAAATAATTTTATGGAACAAAAAAGACAAATAATCAAATTAATGACACAAGCTGGATTCATCAGAAATGATGTTCAAGTGTGTGACTATATAGAAGAATTAGACGTATATAACCTTCCAATTCTCTTTACTTTCTATGAGAATGTTGAAGGTTAATTTTTTTTGCAAAAAAATGGAGGGATTAAAACATGGCAAGATTAATTGGATGTAATTCATTACACATAGCTAAAGTATTAACAGATAGCGCAACAGGAACAACTTGGGACACTCCTATGGCAGTACCTTCTTTAATAAGTATAGAAATTAAAGATACAACTGAAAATGTTACCTTTTACTCAGATGATGTTACAGAGCAAGTTATTCCAGCCTTTTCTGGGAAAGAAGTAACATTAGAAATGGGATATTTAACAAATGAAGTATTAGCATTAATAAGTGGTAATGAATATAAGAATGGTGTATTCATACAATCTTCTAGTGCTGTTGCTAAAGAAGTAGCTTTGTTATGGAAAGCTCCAAAGTCAGATGGCTCTGAAACTTATGCTTGTTTATACAAGGGAGTTTTAGCTCTAGACGGTGAAACTTACAAAACTAAAGAAGAATCTATAGAAGGACAAACCATAACTTTAAATGGTACATTTATGCCTTTATTATCAAATTCAAAAGTATCTATAAAAGCTGATACTAATGAAGACGCACCAAGCGATTTAATTAAAACTTGGTTTACTAGAGTGCCTGTACCAGCAGATGAAGAATAGTAAATAACAAGGGAAGTGAAAACTTCCCTTTATTTTTTTTGAAATAATAAAGATTTTATTTAACTTAATAGTGCATTTTTACTTTAATAATCTTAGAAAAAATAAAAATCTAAAATTATTAAAGTAAAAATGTATTATTATTTTTTTAATTTAAAGGAGAAAAAAAGATGGGTTTAAGTTTAGCGAGAACTAGCATTGAGCTAGAAGTACAAGGAAAAAAATATGAAATGATTTTAGATTTTGAAAGTGCTATAGAATTTGAAGCAAAAAGAGGATATAGCATATTTACAGGAGTTAATAAGGTTACTCAAGCTAAAAGTATGACAGATTTAGCTTATTTAATAGCTTGTATAACTAGAGATGATACTGGAAAAATGGTAGGTTTAGATTTTGTTAAGAATATGGACATTATATCAAACATGGCTTACTTGACTGAAATGTTAACAGAATTAGTAACAAAGTCTTTACCAGAAGCTACAGAAGAAGATAAAAAAGGGAAAGCCGATGAAAAAAAAAAGAAGGGGAATTAGACCTTGATTGGTGTTATTATCTAGCGACTAAGATTTTAAATATGTCAGAAGAAGAATTTTTAAAATCTACCCCTAGAAAGCTTTTTAAATTAGCTGATATACATAATGAGCTAAATGCACCAAAAGAAGAGAAGAAGGAAGAAGTAGAGAGCAAATATATAGACCAAATAATTTTTTAATTAAAAAAGGAGGGATATAAGAATGGCTACACAAGAACTTTTGATAAGACTAGGCGTGGATGATAGTAATTTTTCTACTAAAATGAAAAGTATCAGCAAAGAAATGCAAGTCTTTGAATCCAAAATAAAAGCTAATCAAGCTGTTATGGATAATCTTTTCAATGATAAAGCTAGTATGGCTGTTAAGCAAAAAGCATTGATAGAGAATATTGCAGAATTAACAAAGCAATTATCTGCTCAATCAGTAAGGTATGAAGAAGCTCAAAAAGCTGTGAAAGAGTATTCTTCAAAGATAGCAGAAGCAGAAAAAGATATTAAGGAATATAATAGTGCTTTAAAAGCTGGTGGGCAAGTTTTAGATGAAGAAAAATATAATCTAAAAGCTTTAGGACAAGAAATGACGGCTTTAGGAAGTAGTGTTGATAAGTTAGAAAAAGAATATCAAGAAATGGCTCAAGACGTTAATAAAGCAGATGTAGAATTAAAACAATATGAGCAAACTTTAAATGCTACTAAAAGCATGATGGCTTCTCAAAGCACGTCTATAGAAAAGGCAGAATTAGCTTATAGTAAACTAGGACAAAGTTTTAACTCTTTAGGCGATAAAATAGGAGTTTTAGGTGGTAAGTTATTTGAGCTAAAACGTAAAATGACTGAACAGCAAACGGCTATAGATACTAATAAAGCTAAAATGAAATCCTTAGAGCAAGAAATAACAGCCCTAAATAATGAATATAAAGCAAATTCGCAAAGATTCGGCGAAAATTCTAAGCAATGCAAGAATTTACAAGCTTCAATAACCGAATTAACTTCTAAATATAATAATTTAGAGAATGAAAATAAACAATTAACTCAAAGTTTAAAACTTATGAGTGATGAGTATAAAAATACTGAAAATTCTATGAAAGAAGCAACAGCTTCTATGAAAAAAATAGAAACAGCGATGGATACTCTTAAAACTAAAAGTAAAGAAGCTCAGGCTGAATATAACAGGCTTAAAACTGTTTTAAAGGAACAAGCTACAGAATATAAAAAGTTAGAAACTAATGTAATCAATGCTAAAAATGCAAGAGATAAAGCTCTAACAGCTTTAGAAAAAGAAAGAGCTAAATTACAAGAAGTTGGGGCAAATTATGAAAAAACATCAATTAGGATTAAAGAATTAACTAATGAATATAATGGCTATTGTGCAAAGCTAGATAGGGCAACAAAAGCTCATCAAACTTATAATAGACAGCTCCAACAAGCTCAAATTGAGATGAATCAAGCTAAGCAAAAAATGGTAGAGTTAAATGCACTTATAAAGGAGCAAAGTGCTTTATACCAAAATTCCAACATAGATAGAATAGCTACCAACTTTAGTAGATTAGGAAATACTCTTACAGGATTAGGTAAGACTATGACTAGCGTTGGAACAACCATGACAGCTACTATTTCTACCCCCTTAGCAATGATAGGTACAAAAGCTCTTACAACATTTTCAGATTTTGAGCAACAAATAAGAAGAGTAAATGCTGTAATGTCAAACGATGGTTTTGCTAGTGGAGCAGAAGGTATGGCACAAAAATTCGACCAATTATCTGAGAATTCTCGTAAATTTGCTATGCAAACTGAATGGACAGCTACAGAAGTTGGACAATCTTACCAATACATGGCAATGGCTGGTTGGAATTTGTCGGAATCTACTGAAGCAATGCTTCCTATGTTAAATCTTGCCAGTATTGGTATGGTTGAACTTTCTACAGCTTCCGACATTGTAACCGATACCATGACACCTTTTGCTAATGATTTAGAAAAGGTAGCAAAAGAAGCAAAAAAAACTGGGAAAGAAATAAATACAGCAGAATATACAGTTGATTTATTTGCTCAAACTATAGCTTCTTCTAACACCAATGTAGAGTTATTAGGGGAAACTATGAAGTATTCTTCTGGTTCTGTGGCTGGATTAGGAATTTCTCTTAAAGACACTATGGTTGCTGTAGGCTTAATGGCTAACGCTTCTATAAAGGGCTCTATGGCTGGTACAAGCCTTGCTATGGGACTAAAAAGATTAGTAGCTCCAACGGATAATGTAAAAGCTGAAATGAAAAAATACGGAATCGAATTACAAAAGAATAAAGATGGTTCTGTAAACTTACAAAAAACGATGGAAGTCTTGAGAAATAAGTTAGGTAAATTAGAAACAACTACCAGAGCAAGTGCTGTAGCTACAATTTTTGGAGCAACAGCTCAAAAGGGTTGGTTGGCTATAATAAATGCTTCCCAAGACGATTTTAATAGATTAACAAAAGCAATGGATAATTCTACAGGAGCTTCCGCTAGAATGATGGAAGAAATGAAGAAATCTGGAGCTTATACATTTAAAATTCTTCAATCTAACATACAAGAATTGCTAATAACTTTAGGAGATGCTTTAGCACCAGCTATGCTAAGCTTTGCTGAAACTATTACTAAAGCTACCCAAAAAATATCTGAATGGGTTAATAGGATGCAAGAATCCAATCCAGAATTATTAGAGTTTATAGGAAAAATAGCTATACTTGCTGTAGTTATTCCCCCAGTATTAATGGCATTTGGGGCTATGACTACAGGATTAGGTAACATATCTACAGGAATAAGTAAAACTTTAAAAGGTATTAGTAAATTTAGAACAACAGCAAAAGCAATGGAAGTTAATGTTAAGAGCCTAAGCGGATTTTCAACAGTCTTAGCAGAAGTCGCTGGAGTTTCTTTACCAGTTGCACTTGGAGTGGCTGTGGTTGCTTTAGTTGGCGTAATGACAGCTGTAGGACAAAACGAATCAGCACTACAATGGCTTATAGATAAATGGGGAGTGCTTGGAGAAGCCGTGGCTTTAGCATGCGAGCATATTTCTGGAGTAGTTAAAGCTTCTTTAGGAACAGTTTTAATTCTTATTAGTGGTGTTGCAAAAGCTATTGGAGCATTATTAAAAGGAAAGTTATGGGAAATTGACGACATAATAACTGAAACAACAGCTAAAGTGCAACAAAATGTTGTAAGAGCTAGTGCAGATATGGCTGGAGAAAGCACAAGAGCTTTAAAGAGCATGAAAAAAGATTCCGTTGAAGAATTAAGACAAATGCAAGATGCTTTTAATACTGCGATGGATGTTATGAAAAATGGTAGTGTAGATACAGCTGGAGAAGTAGCAAAAGGCTTGGCTAACATTTTTACAGGCATGGATGATAAACTTATAAGTCAAATGAGAGGTGTTTCTGATATCATGACTTCTTTATTAATTAATATTAATAAAGATATGAGTATGGAGGAAGTAACCAAAGCGCTTGAAACTAACTACAAAGATTTAATGAAGACAGGAAAATATACAGCTAGTGAAATTGAAGCTGAATTCACAAAAGCTAAAGAGCTTATAACTTCAAGCATGGCAGATGGAGTAAAACAAATTACTCAAGTTGGTAATGATGCTGTTAAAATCATACAAGGTTCAAGCTCATCTGGAGTACAACAAACAGCAAGTGATTTAGCTAAATGGTGGAGAAGCTTAGAGCAATCCCAAAGAGAAGCACTCGCAAACATGGGCGGTAATTGGACTTCTATGTTTGGTGACATGACAGATATTACCAATAAAACTGGCGATGAAATGAAAAATTCATTCGTAGATAAAATAAATCAATTAAATTTAACCAGCTCTACAAAAATTGAAGAATTTAAAAATGAATTAACAGATGGTATAACACAAGCCAAAAATAATGGAATTGCAAATCTTTCAGAATTGAATACAACGGCTGGTATCAAATATTCAGAATTAAAAGGGATAGCTAAAAATATAGCAACGCTTAATAAAGATACAGTACAGAATATTTCTTCAAATTTATCGAATTCTTTAAGTAAAATGAGCGCTGAATCTATATTAGATTTACAAAAAAACAGTAATTCTTGGGGATTAATTTTAAAGGGAGTAAGTGCTAATGCTGATTTTACTTCACAAGAAACTAGGGATGCTATTTTAAATAATATGCAACAACTTGTAGATTATACTCCAGAAAAGCTACAACAATATTCTAATAATCTTACTGTAGGTTTAACTGATGCACAAAATAGATTAAAACAAGCTTCATTGGAGAATTTACAAGTTCTAAGCGATTCAGCTAAATATATAGCAGGTGTGAATAAAAGTAATTTAGAACAAATATCTGGTAATTTATCTGCCAATATCATGAGTTTATCAGCTACAACAATAGCTGATTTACAACAAAATAGTGATTCTTGGGCTCAACTTTTAAATGGAATAAAATCTGATACAGATTTAAGTACCCAAAATATTACGCAAACAATTAAAAATAATTTACAACAAATGTTGAATAACACACCAGCTCAAATGCGAACATTTGCAAGTCACCTTCAAATAGGAGCTTCTGATGCTAAGAATAGAGTTAATGGTGAAACTCAACAAATGACAAGTGATGTAAAATCCAATGTTGATAATATGGTATCTAGCGTTAATAGTCAGTTTTCACAAGTTGATGCTTCACTTATCACCAGCGATGCAAATGCTGTAAATTCAGCTTTAAGTAGTATAGCTGGACAATCATTAGGTTCAACAGTATCACAAGTTAATAATTTAAATACATCTACAAAAGATGCTGATAAATCAACAACTGAATTAAATAAATCACAAGAAAAATTAAATAACCAATCTACTTCAAAATTGACAGGAGAAGTTGGGACTACTAAAAGTAAAACAGATGAATTAATTTCAAGCGCTCAAACAGCTATAGATAAATTCAATTCTTTAGCTGGAATAAGTTTATATAATGTTAGAAATGAAGTTTATAAAACTAATAGCGCTTTACAAGATTTAGCTGGTAGTGCAAAAGTAGCTAATAGAGCTGTAGGGCAAGTTTCTGGATTTTCTCTTTTTGATTTATCAGAAGATAATCCAGTTTTAGAAACAGCTAGAGCTATTCCAGAAACTTTAACTTTAGCAACAATAAGCACTTATGGAGCTATTAATGCTGGTCTAGCTGGAGTAGCAACAACTTTAAGTAATATGAAAACTAGTGGCGGATATTATAATCAAAATACTTCAAAAATGTCTTCTAATGCTTCTAATCAACAAGCAAGTTTAACAGCTCAAGTTAATGAGCTTAAGAGAAGCAATAAAATACAGTCAGATACTCTGGAAACTATGAAAGAATTATTAGTAACTTTAGTGAAAGGTCAACAAATTAGCTTACAAGTTGATGGTAGACAAATTGCTATGGCTAGTGCTTCTTACATGGAAAATCAAATTAACATAATTAACAAAAGAAAAAATAGGTTAGGAGGTGCTTACTAATGTATAATGTTATCTTTGCTGGGCAAAGTTTAAATAATTATTGTAGGGTACTAAGCATACAAAGAGAAGTTTTGCCACCTAGAGAAAATTTCACTAAGTCTATTCCAAATAGAAATGGAAGCCAATTCACAGGCTTCCATTATGGTGAAAGAACATTTACTGTAGAAGTATGTTTTACAGGAGAAACTAAAGAAGAATTAATAGAAAAAGCTAGACAATTAGCTAAAGTTTTAGATGTAAAGAATCCTTCTAAGCTAATTTTGAGTGATGAACAGGATAAATATTATTATGCGGTGGTTGACGGAAATACTTCTATAGATAGACAGTTTAACACAGCTAAGACCACGATTACATTTATTTGTTATAATCCTGTTGCTTATTCGAGCCTTTGGCAAACATATTTACCAGATGATAAAGGGATTGTTGAAGTGACCAATGAAGGAACAGCAGAAACTTTTCCATCTGTAGAAGTAGCTTTTAATAATAATGCATGTTTCCTACAACTTACCAATTATGAAGGAAAGACAATTTTAATAGGGCAACCTAGAAAAGAAGTGCTTGAAACTATAGAAGATAATTTAGTTTTAATAAATGATGATTGTAGCTCTAGCACGACTTTTACTTCTTTGGCTTCATCTTTATTAGAAGATTCAAAAGTAGCTGATGGCTTACTAGGAGTAGGAGAAAATGGTACAGGAATAGTATGCACCAACTATGGGACAGAAACAGAAGATAAATGGACTGGGGGAGCTTTAAGAAGAAACTTAGATACTACAGTAAAAAATTTTGTAGTTGAAGCTGATGTTATTTTTGCTTCTGGTAATGAAGTATACATTGTACCACCTAATGCTTCTAACACAGAAGGAGATACTACCTTGCTAGGAACATATGAGGTAACAGCAAAAACAGGGCTTAATGTAAGAACATCATACAGCACAAGCTCATCCAGAAAAGGGGCGATGCCTTATGGAACGCAAGTTGTAGTAAAAGAAATTAAAAACGGATGGGCTAGGCATAATTATAAAAATTGGAATGGTTGGTCTGATATGAGATATCTAAAAAAAATTTCTTCTAAAACTAAAACAGTAGAAGCTAATATATCTACACAAGAAAATGAATTTTATGAGAATGAAATGGGATTAATAGAGATTTACGGTTATACATCAAATGGAGGAAGGTTATTTAAAGCCCAAATATCTGATGCTACAGCTTGGTATGAATTTGTTGAACCTATGACTTACATAGGGGGAGATGATACTCTTGTATTACAATCTGGAAAACTTACACCAACGCCTAATACTGTGGCACAAAAAGATGATAACGGCAAAGTAACTTATAAAAAAGTTTCTTCTGGAATGTTTGGAGATTTTAATGATTGTGTTGGTAAGTTCGTAATTAAAAGAGATACTTCATCAACAGGAAATCAACTTTGGAGTTGTTCTTTTTATAAATATAAAAATGGACAAATAGTAAAAACAATTTCAACAGCAAATTGGCTTAGTAATGCTAATTATCCAAAAGGAGATTTAGCTTATCTTGGATTATATATTGCTAAATATGGAGCTAATAATCCAGTAAGCCATATGGTTATAGACAATCTTAAGGTCACTAAAATAAATCCAGCTCCAGCAAAACAAATAAATTATGAAATATTTAAAAAAGGTGATGTTGTTAATATAGATTTTGAATCTGGAGAAATAACAAAAAATGGAGTTCCTTTTTTAACTAGCTTGGATATTGGTTCTGAATTTTTTACAATTCCGACAGGGACAAGCCAATTTATTATCAATAGTGATGATAGACAAATTGAAGCTGTTATAGGACTACAAGCTAGATATTTATAGAAAGGAGAAACACCATGTTATTTATTTTAGATAGAAATGAAAAAGTAATAGATACTTTAAGAGAAGACGTTGATTTATCATATAATGGAGCTGTAAAAGCTCCTTTTTTTGATGATACTTTTACGCAAGATTTAGCTTCTGGTAGTGATGTCTTTGAATTTTCTACATTAAATACACCTTCTTTAGCTCAATCATTAATTGTTGGAAATTTTATAGCTTTTAAAGTTGATGATAAATTTAAACTTTTTCAAATCACAAATACAACTGATACACATGAAGACACTTTTGAAATTCGAGTTTACTGTGAAAGCGCTGGATTACAATTAATAAATTCAGTTTTTAGAGCAACTAAACTTATTTCGTGTGATTTACAAAGATTTTTAAAAAATGTTTTACAAGATACAGGCTGGGATGTTGGTGATGTTTTTTTAAGCGAAAAAGTTTTAGATTTAGATATTGAAACAGCTTCTTGCTATTCTGCTTTACAAAATAATATAAGCTCTTTTGACGCTGAATTAGATTTTAGAGTTGAAATAGAAAATAATATTATTACTGGAAAATATGTAGATGCTTATTTACAAAAAGGTAGGGTTACAGGAATAAGATTCGAGTATGGCAAAAATGTAGACAGCGTAAAAAGAGAAGTAGATTCAAGCGACCTATATACAGCTCTAATAGGCGAGGGCAATAATTCAGTCAACTTTAAAAATGTTGTTGTAGAAGGAATTGATAAGCCTTTAGGGCAAGATTATGTAGGGGATAAAGAAGCGTTTGAAAGATATAATTATCAAGGTAGACATCTAATGGGAAGTTATAAATTTGAAACAACTTCACCAGAAGAGTTGTTAAGAGAAACCTATAAAAAACTGCAGGAAGTTAAAACACCAAAAATTACTTATGAAGTATCAGTAGCGATTCTTGGGGAAGATATAAGAATAGGTGATACTATTAATGTTATAGATAATTATTTTAATCCACCTTTATATCTACAAGCAAGGGTTAGTAAGCTAGAAACTTCAATGAGCAATCCAAAAAATAACACTTGTACTTTAGCCAACTTTGTTGAAGTAAGTTCTAATATTGATGATTCAATAAAACAAATAGCTACACAATTAAAAGGTTATATAGATACAAGCGTAGGTGGAAAATTTCCAATAGGCTCAAGTGAGATTCAAGATGATGCCATAAAAGAAAATCATATTGCAAGAGATACTATAACAACTGATATGCTTAAAGCACAAGTTATGGACACGGTAGTAGCAAAAATACATTCAGCAATTATAGAAAATGCTGAAATTGTAAATGCACAAATTAATTATCTTGAAGTTAATAAAGCTAGTATTAGTGAGTTAAGAGCCACAAATGCTATAGTAAATAACTTGGAAGCAGGTTACGCTAATATAAATTCCTTGGTTAGTGGGAATTTAACAAGTGGAAATATTCAAACTGGAGGAATTACAGGAGATAGCTTAAACATGAATACTATTTTCGTAAATGATGCTAATATATTAGATTTAAGCGCTTCTAAAATTACTACAGGACAGTTAAACACGCAAAAAGTAGAAATAGCTTCTCCAGATGGCTCATTAAAGATGCTAGGAAATTTGATGCAATTTAAAGATGAGAATTCTAATGTAAGATTACAGCTAGGTAAAGATGCACAAGGTAATTTTACATTCTCATTATTCGATGAAACAGGGACAGGATTGCTTATAGATTCAGCTGGAATTAAAGAAGGAGCTTTAGGGAAAGATATAATAAAAGAAGATATGATTAGCGATGGAGCTGTTTCTGGAGCAAAAATAGATATGAAATCTTTTGCTTCAAGCTTTAATGGAAAAACTAATACAGCAACTATAGATTCTACTAAAGTTTTTGTAGATGATGAAAAACAAACTTTAGATGTAGCTTTTAGTAAATATAAATCTGAAACTAATAATAATAAAACCAATATCAATAATTTGCAAACTCAATTTACAGTAGAGCAAGGAAAAATTACTGATTTAATTGGAGCAACTCAAATTGAAAAAGATGGCAAAATATTAACCTTAAAAGACGCTTATAATGAAACAGTAAAAACAGTAGAAAGTAATAAAACTACTATTAGTCAACAGCAATCAGTTATAGATGAACAATCTGGACAAATTATTTCTACTCAAGAAAAAGTATCAACATTAGAACAAAATACTGATAATTTATCATTAGTTTTTAGAAGTACAGGAGGGGCGAACCTTTTAAGAAATGGTACTTGGATAGCTAATTTAAATAGCTGGAATATAATTGATTGGCAAACTGGAGGTAATACAAAACAAATCAGCGTATGGACAAATCATGAATATGTGCCCTCTGGAAAGACGGCTTTAGTTATACAAGCAACAGATACACAAGGGCATTATGGAGTAGAGCAAATAGTGGATGTTACTCCAAATACTAATTATTGCTTCAATGTTTGGGTGGCACAACATAGATGTAGTGAAGTTGATATTGTTATAAAAAACAACGATACTAGCCAAACTTGGCTAGCTTATGAAAAATGCTATGATATTCCTTTGGCAAATCTTGATGGTACAGGATATGTAAACAAAAGCTTTAAATTTAATAGCGGTAATAACACTAAAATTAGAGTAGCTTTAGTAATAGCTGATAGCGATAGTGATGGATATTGTTGGTTTTATGAAGCTATGCTAAACGTTGGTACTAAAGTCTTAGCATATCAAAATAATGCTGGAGAAAATTATGAAGGAGTTTTACAAGCAGATGCTACAGGAATAACAGTTAAACATAATTCTGGTTCTAGCGCTAGGTTCAGCAAAGACGGATGTAATTGGAAGGATGAAACTGGAAATCCTATTATGGAAATAAATGGACAAGGGCTAGAATACTATAGTCCAATGACTAAAAAATGGGTAGGATTTATTAAAAGCTCCCAAAATGCTGATATTGAAGGCTATAAAGGTATGACCATTGCAACTTCTGGAAATGGTGACTATATAGCTTTAAGTATATGCAAGGCTACAGAAAGAGCTGATGTGTGGGCTTCTAGCAATGTATTAAGTATAGAATCTAAATCTAAACCAAACAAGCGCTCTGGTTTACATTTTTGGTCAGCCAATGCATATGAAACTTCAACTTATGTACACAATCATACTGATTATATTCAAGAGCGTGGAAATATATTTATGAATAATCAAACTTTATATTTTTCCAAAAAAGATGTGCCTTATCCAAGTTGGATAGGTGCTACAGATGATGAAAATGCTTTAGGTATTTTTGGGATTAATAAAATTGCAATGGGCGTTCGTCATGATGATATTAATAGAAATGCTATTATTATTGAAGAAGGAAAAGATAGGGACAATATAACTATATATCAACCTATTAATATGCGTAACAATACCCTAAGTAACGCTAATTTTCAAAATTGCACAAGCAATTATGCACTTACAAATGCATTTACTAGAAAAACAACTATAGATAGTGCTTTAAAAAGTTATACAGAATCTACTAGATACTTATATTCCAATATGAAATTTAAAAATAATAAACTTACTTTATCCATACCTAATGTATATAAAAGTTTTCCTTATACAATAGCTTCTATTGTTAAGCTAGGTAGAGGTGATGTGTGGGTAAGTGAGCAACATGAAGATTATTTTATTTTAGAATCAGATTCAGATATTTCAGTAAATGTAGAAATAGATATACAAGGACTTCAAGAAGCATTATCTACTATTGCTATAGAAGCGACAGAAGAAGCTCAAGTAAAAACATTAGAAGGTGAAAATTTGCCTATTGAAGCTAATGATATATATATTTAAGTTTTTAGAAGGATTGGTGTTTATGCCAATCCTTTTTATATATATAAAAATTTATATTTTAGGAGGGTTGAATAATGATTATTGAGATTGATATGGGGCACTACCTAAGAGGGGGCGCTCGTGGGATTGTTGGAGAAGTAGAGATTAATCGAAAAGTAGGGAAGCTGGTAATTGAAAAATTAAGAGCTAAAGGAAATACAGTCATTGATTGTACTTGCGATTATGCTGATAATGAAGTTTCGCAATTAGAGAAAATAGTTAAAGTAGCCAACGCACATAAAGCAGATTTATTTTGTAGTATTCATCTCAATGCTGGTGGAGGGCATGGCACAGAAGTTTTTACAATGGTAGGAGCTTCCCAAAGCACTAAAAATATAGCAAAAAGAGTTGATAGAGCAATAGTTGAAAGCTGTAATTTTACAGATAGGGGAATTAAAGAAGAAAATTTTTACGTGCTTAGAAAAACTACTAATCCAGCGATTCTTTGCGAACTTTTTTTCTGCGATTCTAAAGAAGATTGTAATAAATTTAATGTTGAAAAAATAGCAGAAGCTTTAGCAAATGCTATAGATTCTACTCCAGCAAATAATACAATTTCAGACGAAGCTGGACAAGCTCCAGAAAAAAAAGTTTTAGAAACTAATGCAAAAGTTATAAATGACTTTTTCTACTTAAGAGATGAAAATGGTACTAAGACTGGAGATATTTTGGAAATTGGAACTAGAATAAGAGTAGATTATATTTATTTTGAAACTCAATTAGTAAGAATTGAATTTGTATCTAAAAATGGAGAAGTTGAAACAGCGTATATTACTAATGCTGTAAATTGTATAGCATATGATAAAACTGATGCTTGGGTAAATGGAACAACTAATGAATTCGTGTATGAGGATGCTAATACAATTAAAAAAATAGGTACAATTTACCCAGAGGAAAAAGCAACCATACTATACAAAGAAAATGGTTTTACTAAGATAGCTTATACAACTGTTAAAGGGGTGAGAACCAAAACTGGATTCGTTGCTTTTGGAGGAAAATAATTGAGTGCTATATTATCAGATTTGTTAAGTTTAGATTCAATCATAAGTATTATTGGAGTGCTATTAACATATTTGTTAGGTGGAGTTGATGATTTATTAGTTGTTTTTATTGTTGTATTAATACTTGGAATAATAACTAAAATTCTTAATGCTATTTTGAAAAAAGAAAAAAAATTCAAAGAGCTAGGAACTACTATTATAAAAAAATGTGGTTATATTTTAGCTATAATTCTAGTAGTGCAATTAGATAAGGTAACAGGGAATACAGGAGTATTAAGAACTTCTATAATAATATTTTTTATAGGCTCTGAAAGTTTAGCTGTAATACAAGGATTAAGTTTTTTAGGAGTAAGCTTCCCAAAAGAAATACTTGATGAGGTAAAAAAATTAATATCAAATCAAATAGATACTTCAACTACTACAAAAGAACTTGAAAGTAATGATAAAGAAGAAAGCATTAAAAAGAAGGAAGATTAATTCTTCCTTCTTTAATTTTGGAAGGAGAAAAAAATGAATAATAAAATATCTTTAGCTTTTCAAAGGAATTTAGAAGAAAATAATATCCGTGGATATGCTGTAACGATAAATTTTGAAACTTTAGGAACTAATGTAGTTACAGGGGCTAAATTTTCAAACTTAGATGAAAATACTTCTGTGATAACTTTTCAATTTTTAATGAATGGTTCACCTATTATTTTAGGTGATGATACAACTGTAACGGCTGTTATTAAGCAACCAGATTCAAACTTAGCTTATCAAGACTGTACAATTTTAAGTGCTAATGAAGGTATATGCATATTAAGGTTTAAAAAAGAGATTCTTAGATTGGAAGGAGATTATTACTTAGAAGTAGCTATTAAAAAAGCTGATACAGATGAAGTTTTAAATTCCCCAAGATTAACTTTTAAGGTTACACAAGCTTTAGCTTCTGTTTTAAATTCATCTGATTCTGATATAAGCGAATCTGGAGAAACTCTATTTGGTCTTATTACTAAGGTTAGCGCTTTAGATGAAACAGTAAGTGCTAATGAAGAAGCTAGAAATAATAATGAAAAGAGCAGAGAAGCTAATGAATTAGTTAGAATAAATAATGAAAAACAAAGACAAGCTAATGAAGTAGCAAGGCAACAAAGAATAGAAGAAGCGATTCATTCTCCAGAATTTAAAGGAGAAAAGGGGGATGCCTTTACTTATTCAGATTTTACACCAGAACAATTAGCTTCTTTAAAAGGAGAAAAAGGAGATAGAGGGGAGCGTGGTCTTACTGGAGCTACAGGAGCTACAGGAGCTACAGGAGCACCTTTTACTTATGAAGATTTTACACCAGAGCAATTAGACAACTTAAGAGGGTATATTGACTTAGGGGAGTATTATACTAAAGCTGAAACTAATGAGAAGATAGATGAATTTTTAGAAACTTTAATTAAAAGCGAAGATACTTCTAGTGATATTACAGGAGCTAAACAACTTAAAGAAAATGGAGAAAATATATATCCAGTTTCTAAAGAAGATTTAATTTTTGATAACGAAGGAAAAACTGTAGGAGAAAAGATACAAGCTATTACAGAAAAAATTGAAAGTGGAAACTTAGATGTAAATTTAGAAGATTATGCTACAAAAACTTATGTTGAAGACATGGTAGCTACAATTCCTAAAGGTGAGCGTGGAGAGCAAGGAATTCAAGGAATTCAAGGGATTCAAGGGATTCAAGGGATTCAAGGAGAGCGTGGTGAGAGAGGTGAGAGAGGTGAGAGAGGTGAACAAGGAAGTTTATCACCAGAAGACGAAGCTAGATTAGCTACAGCTGTTGCTTCCGAAGTTGTTAATCCAGAGATGGACTATGAAATGAATCCTATACAATATGCTGATTTAAAAACTGCAGAGAAAACCTTAGTAGGAGCTATTAACGAGGTTTTTACAGATGCCAGTAACGGAAAGACGTTACTGGCAGAAACATTATCTTCAAAAGGAGTAGCTACATCCCCAACAGATACTTACCAAACTATAGCAGATAATATTAATCAAATTAAAACAAATCCTAATGATATTGTTATGAATGGAAATCAAATATATCAATTAGAAAGTGTAGAAGGAGATTATAATATTATACATCTAGTATCTTTAGATGAAGCTTTTATAAGCATACAGGATAATGTATTCACCTTAGATTGCTCTGGTGGTTTTTATAATACTGTTCAAGATATTTATATAAATGAAATTTATGTTGGAAGTGCTTTAAGTAGCGGACAATATTTTAAATTTACGCATTTATTAGCTGAAACATATGCAGAAGAAGAACAGCTAGAAATTAGTATAAGATATAAATTTGCTAAAGTAGCAATTACCTATACTATACCTAAAGCTTCATCCGACCTTAACATTAGAGGAACTGTTATAAACACAACAAGCGTTTATGTAAAAAGTGAAGCTTCTTCAACTTCTTCTACAATAGCAACATTACAAATTGGTGATGCTGTATCTGTAGCTGAAATTCCAAATAACGGCTGGTATAAAATAAATGTAAATGATAGCTACGGCTATATAAATGCTGATTATGTAATTTTAGATTATTATTTGACAGACGGAGATTGGGAAAATGGAAGACCTAGTGCAGATGGGTTTAGGCTTACCAAAGGATTTGAAGCGTTTGCACCATATAAATATCAAGATTCAGCACTCTATTGGACGATAGGATTTGGAATAACTTTAGCATATCAACCAGCATTATATAATTTCTTAAATTCCCAACCAGCAAGTGAAGAAATGGCTTCTAAGTGTAGTTATTATTTAAAAATAAAATCGTATGGTAAACCAATAGTGAACAGATGCAAAGCTTTGGGAATTACAAAGCAATATCAATTTGATGCCTTAGTTGACTTAGCGTTTAATGCTGGGACAGGCGTAATTACAGGGAACAATAGCTTAACAACAGCTATAGCTAATGATATAAACGATGAAACAGCAATTAGGACAGCTTGGGAAAAATTTTATATTACCGCTGGGGGAATAAAGCAAGCTGGATTAGTAGCTAGACGTAAAGCTGAATGTGATGTTTTCTTTAACAAGGGCTATGAAAAAAGAGCTATTCCTAAAGTAAATTCAAAAGGTAATATATCTGGAAGTGTTACAGATAATAACGGAAATGGCTGGCTTCCACAAGTCTATAATGTCAATTCTGGTGTTTCTGATAATAAAACAACTATAGTTTATTATACAGTCACAACAGGGGACACTTTAACAAATATTGCTTTAGCTCATGGATGCACTATTTCAGATATTCAGTTATGGAATAATTTGGGTGACAGCACAGCAATACGAGTAGGACAAACTTTAATTATAAAAATCAGTAGCAACAGTAATGGTAACGATAACTCTGAGATTCTTTCCGTGACTGGAACAGTTGTTACTAGCGGTATAAGCTTAAATATTAGAGAAAGTGATTCAAAGACAAGTAAAGTTTTAGGACAAATACCTAATGGCGCTATTATACAAATACTAGGGACTTTAGGAGATTGGTATAAAATTGAGTATCTTGGGATTACAGGATATGTTAGTAGTGACTATGTAACCTTAAATGGAACTTTTACACAAGCACAAGCTATAAATTTGGAGGAATAAAAAATGGCAAATTTAAGACAATTATTTCATGGCGATGATAAGATTTTTCCAGTTGCACATGAACAAGGAGTTTTTGATAATGAAGGGAATATCCTTAGTGATAAATTAAATAAAATAAATAGCTCTATAACTGGGTTAAAAGATAGAGTAGAAGGGTTAGGAGGTAGTATTTATGAACATCCTATAAATATTAGCCCAGCTTTAAAAATAGGTTACAACAGTTTGTTTGGGGAGGGGCAAACTGTTACCTTCCCACAAATACAAGAAGATGTTATAAGCTCAATAACTCTTTTTGTTAAAGTGCAAGAAAAAGGTTTGGGAATTAATTTCGGTGATGTAGAAATTTATTGGAATTCAAAACCTACTTTTAGTAGAGTTGGTATTTATAAAATAATAATAGAAAGAGCTCTAGGGCAATGGATAGGCACTTGTACGTATTGCTTATCTAGCAATAGCCTTGAAGAAGTCTACAATGATATAAAAGCTAAATTATTAAGCAACAATTTTTCTGGTGATATTCAAGTTTTTGAAAATGAAATTGCTAAATATAATGAAATGGTTATAACTTTAGATTCTGATTATAGCTGGGGAGATAAAGTTAAAGTTTATTATTATATTAACAACAAATTCTATTGGATGTGTACAGAAAAAGTTGAACAAGGAATGATTAGATTTATTTCTACAGGAGCGGGTACTTATTTTATCGCTTCTAGTGAAGCTCCTTTATATGATAAAGATGCTACAAGTTTAGTATATAGTGAAGATTTTAATTATACAGGATTGCCAAATGATGAAAAATGGAAGTATGATGTTGGCAATAACAATGGCTGGGGGAATGATGAATTACAATACTACACAAAAGCTAGAATAGAAAATGCGTTCGTGGAAGATGGTAAATTAAATATAAAAGCGATAAAAGAAGATTATGATTCTTGTAAATATACTTCTGCAAGACTGGTAAGCAAGGATTCATGGATATATGGAAGGTTTGATATAAGAGCTAAATTACCTTATTGCGATACTCAAGTTTATATAGGAACTGTAACATCTAAAATCCCTTTAAATATTAGAAAAACTCCAAGTGCCAGCGCTGATATCTTAGGAGCTGTAGTAACAGGGGGAACAGTAGAGATTGAAGGAACAGCTTCTTCCACAGGATGGTATAAGGTTGTATACAATGGAGGTTATGGATATTGTTCTAAAGATTATGTATCTATAAGCAATCAGATTTCTGGAATATGGTCAGCCATTTGGATGCTTCCAGAAGATAATGCTTATGGAGCTTGGGCTAATAGTGGAGAATTAGATATTATGGAAAACATAGCTAAAGATAAAGATTACATCCATGCTACATTATCTAGTGCTAATTATAACTTTAAAGATTCTACTCAAATTACAGCTAAAACAGCAGTTGGTGATAATCAAACAGAATTTCATACTTACAGCATGGTTTGGACACCAGAGTATATTGAATTCTTAGTAGATGATGTTTCTTATTTAAAGCAAGAAACAGATACAGTTTTAGGAGCTGATAGGTGGAGATATTATCCTTATGATAAAAAATTTAATTTAATTCTTAATGTAGCTGTAGGGGGAAACTGGGGCGGACAAGTAGCAACAAATATTTTCCCACAACAAATGCAAATTGATAGCATAAAAATATATGATTTAGGATTTAATACTTTTAATGTGCAAAAACCAGAAACACCAATTAACCTACAATTTAACGATAATACTTTAAGCTGGAATTATTGTTATGATAATATTGGAGTTAATTATTATGAAGTAGCTTTAAATAATGGTATTGTTTTAACAACAGAATTAAATTCAATCAGCTTATCAGATGTTATTCTGCAAGGAGCTACAAATGTAGATGTAGTCGCTGTAGATTTTAATAATAATAGGTCACAAAAGGCAAGTTTAAGTTTACAAGCTATTTCTGGAATTACAAGCTTATATCAATCAGATTTTTCTTCTCTGGAAGATTGGAAAAATTATGTTGAAACAGGAGAAGGAGCTAGAGCCACATTTACAGCAGAAGATAATAAAGCTATTGTAAATATAGCCAATGGAGGTACTTTAAACTGGCATATACAATTTACTAAGCCTTCTATAGCTTTACAAGTTGGCAAAACTTATCAGTTTGCTGTAATACTAACCAGCACAATAGATAGGGATGTCACAATGGTGCTTCAAAATAAATCAACATATGAAAACTATACTATGATAACACAAAGCGTTAAAGCAAATAAAAAGAGCGTTGTACAAGGAAGCCTTACTAAAGCAGGAGATTCTGATTTAGATGCTAATTTTATACTATTCTTGGGTAATGAAAGTGGAGTAGATTATGGAGCTAATGTTATTAAAATTGAAAGAGTAGAGATTATTGAAATAAACTAAAGAAAAGGAGAGTAGGGGATATTAATTTATATATCCCCTAATTATATATTATGGCGACTTATAATAGAATTTATACAAAAGAAAAATGGAATATGGTTAATGAATTTAATAAGAGTTTTTTAGAAGATTATATGCTTCAAATTAAAGCTGAAAAAAAATCCGTACAAAGCCAGAAGCAATATTTTAACGATGCTAGAATAATATTAATTTATATTTTGGAAGAACTTAATAATGAATGTATTTTTAAACTTAATAGAAAATCTTTTAGAAACATGATTTTATGGATGCAAGACTGTAATATGTCAGCAAACAGAATAAATAGATTATTAAGTACTTTAAGAAACTTATTGAATTTTGGTTTAGATGATGATGAATATTCGGACGAATTTGAAAATAATAGAATAAATCCAGCAAGAATAAAAGGGCTTCATAGGGATAAAATAAGAGAAATTTATTTTCTTACAAATGAAGAAATTTTAAATATTTATAATTCATTAGTGAAAGAAAGAAAGTTTTCTCAAGCACTATATTTAGCTTTAAGTTACGATAGTGCTGGAAGAAGAAATGAAATTTTTCAAGTAAAAAGAGAAGATTTAAGTTATGACAGCAATGTGACAAAAAGAAAAGTAAAAGGGAAGGGTAACAAAACTTTTAGATTAATATATAATAATTTAACTAAAGAAGCCCTAAAGCTATTTGATGATAACGTTTACTTGAATGAAACAAATAAAAATGAATTATGGATATCAAGTCTAGGTACTAAGTGCTCTTATGAAACATTATATACGTGGGTAGTGAGCTGGAGAAAATACTTAAGCGGTGATAAAAAAATAAATCCTCATAGTTTTAGACATTCTTCATTGGAGCTTTTAAAATCTGGGGAACATTATATAGCTAAAAGTTTAAATAAAAAATTTGAATTGAAAGAGCTTAAGCTATTTGCTCACCATAACGATATAGGTACAACAGATGGATATTTAAAAAACAATGATGAAGAAATGCTTTTACAAGCATTTGGAATAGAGTAGGAAGAAAAATACTTCCTATCTATTGTTTTATTTCTAATGCTTCTAAATGGAAAGGGCAATCCATTCGTATAACAACTATTGTTTTGGAATTAGTATTTTGTATAACATTTAAAGGTTCAATACTTGCCCCAAAAAAATGATTAGCTAAAGCTTCAACATTTTCAAAAGAACCATTCACAGTAGCTATAGGGTAATCTTTATTTACTAATTTAACTTCAAACAACTTCATAATAAATTCTCCTTATGCTTTCTTTTGCTTAAACGCTGAACAATTAAAAATTTCATAGTCGATTTCTGGTAAAATCTTATTTTCTAAACTTTTTTTAAGTATTGAACAATTTTTATTATATCTTGTACAATTTTTACAAAAAGTTTCTTTAAAATCATCCAGCTGAGCTTGGTCTTTAAAAACACCTTTTTTAGAACTTTCTCTTAAACAAATCTCAAGTCTAGGATTTTCTTTATCTATATATGTATTTATTATTTGTGGAATAATCATACAATCGTCATAAACGACATCTGTTTCTTTTATAGCATCTAAAAGGCATTTTAATAAATTGTCTGTATCTCTTTTCTTGTGTGGTATATAAGCTACAATTTCACAATATACATAAGTGTTTTTTTTATCTAATAATTCCCATCCTTGCTCTTTAACAGCTCTTTGTATAGCCCTTATAGTATAAGTTTTATATCTTTTAGCCATTTCTGTAGGATAAATTCTAATTGTAGGTTTATTATTAACATAAATAATGCATTTGCCTAAATAGGCATTACTAGAAGGTGGAATAGGAGTTGTAAATCTTAATTTATTTCTATTCATTAATAAATCCTCCTATGTAAAATATCAGATAAAGTATTTAGAGCTTCTATTTCTAAATCTTTAAGAGAAAAACAGTTATTGATTAAATAATCATATTTGAATTTATCAAGGTGCTTTTCTGTATTATCATTTAAATTTTCAATATTGAAATTGTCATTATTAGCTATGCAACGTTGAATTCTATCTGGAGTTGAAGCTTCAACTTTTATAAAAATAAAATTATTTCTTTTAAGAAAATTATATTCATTAGGTTGTCTAACACCAGTAACTATTATAATATCTGCTTTTGTGTTATTAATATTATATTCTAAAGCTTTTACCCACACATCTTCATCAAGCTCCCTTAATTTTTGCCCTAAAGATATTAACAAGGTTCTATGCTTTACTTGTCTATCCAGATAAGGGAAAATCACATTTAATGATTTTTTCAGATTATCCGAAAAATCAAAGATTTCGCAATGCTGATTTTTACCTTCTGAAAAATAATCATGAATCACTTGACAAACAGAAGACTTCCCACTTCTTGTTTTACCATAGACAGCAAGTTTAAGTTTTTCCATAAAAAATAACCTCCATAAAATTTTATTCTTAAAATTATAATCCTATGGAAGTCATTATGTAAAATTTATCTACAGCTCATATAATTATTCATTAGAAATTCAACCTTTTGTCTAGTTTGATTTATTCTAGTATTTAATGTAGGTCTACTTATATTTAAAGCTTGAGCTAAGTCTTTTTTATTTTTAAAACATAATTTGATATCGCTAACAAAATTTTCTAAGACATAATCTATACAATTATAAATCAATTTACTGGATTTGGACTTTTTTTTTAATAGGTCGATTTTAAAATAAATTATTTCATCCTCTGTTAAATTTTCAATCAAGAAATTTTCTAAACTTAAATCTTCTTCTTCTTTTAAATAGTCATCTTGTACTTGTAAAGTATTTGGGTAAATATATGTAGTATCTAAACTAACAGCATTTAAATTTTTACGCTTAAGTCTATTAGCGCTCTTAGCTAAAACTAAAAATTTATTTCTTAATGATACAGTTAGAAAAGTTGAGAAACAATTATTAAGCGCCATATCATACTTGCTATAGCAATTAGTTATTTGCAATCTAGCTATTTGAAGATAATCTTCTAAAGCATAATATGAATTAGATGAATATTGCTTTAAGTTGTTTTCACATTTTATAGCGAATTTATAAGACATATCATTAAAACATTCGAGGACTTCTTCAAGCGACATTTCTTTAATTTCGTTTTTAATTTTAATTTTCTTGGTTGCTTTATCTTCCATTATTTTTTTCCTTCTTCCTAATAAATATGATTTTAAAAGTAAATTTATTATAACATACCATTTTTTTTTATTTCAATACTAAATTTATCTATTTTTTTTATTTTTTACTTTAACATATTACATAATAATGTTTGTTTGGTCTTTTGTTCCAGATTTTTTAAAGCAAAAGCAAAAGCCGTATTAGTAGTTATAACGCTACAATGAGAAATAGCTCTGGTTAATGCTGTATATAGTATTTCTACATTTAATAGTACATAAGCGCTAAAGTCAAAAGCAAAAATAATATTTTGCCATTGAGAGCCTTGCGAGCTATGGCAACTAATTGCATAAGCTAAATTAATATTCTTAACAAAAGAAGCTGGGACTACCACTTCGCCTATAGCTTGAAAATCAATTACAACATTTCCATTACATAGAATATTTGTAACTATACCTATATTTCCATTAAAAATTGATACGGATGAGCTGTTTTTATAATACACTACCCCACTATATTTATTTTTAGTGTTTATAACTTTATCTCCTATATAGATTTTAACTCCATTTAATCCATTAAAAGATTTATCTTTAGAAAGGGCTAATTTTTTTTGTATTTCTAAATTAATATTATCACAACATAATTGCCCTCTTTTTTTTAAAGGTGAAATAATTTGAACTTCTAATACACTTTCAACTTTTTTGTATTCCTTCATAAACGTATCTATAGTTAAGTCTAATAAATTAAATTGCTCTTTTTCAATAAAAAGCTCTAAGTCTTTGAGCTCCCCTAAGACCTTATGACCATAAAAATTTTTAGGGAAAATAGGTTCTTGATTTCTTATAGCTATACTTTCTGTAATTATAGCTGATTTTAAGGCTTGTCTATGTACCTTAGTTAATTTTACTACTCCATTTATGTTTGAATTAACCAAATCTGAAAATACAGCGCAATTTCCTATAGCTGTTAATTGCCCAGTATCTCCAAGAATGATAATTTTTGTTCCTAGATTTATGACTTTTAAGATTTTACTAAAAAGTGAACCAGATATCATTGAGCCTTCATCTATAATTAAAATATCTGTAGCTAAATTTTGCACGGGCTCTCTTGAATTTAAGCCTAAAAGCTTATGGATTGTTTCAACTGTTATATTTGCATCAACAACTTCTGATAATCTTTGACACGCTTTAGCTGACAAACAACTCATGGTAATCGTGTAATCTTTTAAAATCTTTGTCAAAACATTAACAATAGTAGTTTTTCCAGTACCAGCTAATCCAGTAATCACAACTAAATTTTTAAATAAAGCCGTTTCAATTCCCTGTAATTGCTCATCTGAATAACACCAGCCCTGTTCTTTTTCTGTTTGACTAATTATATCTTTATAGTTAGAAGGGACTGTTATAAGGCTTGGAGCGCTCATAATGTGCTTAAATCTATTAGCCATATATTCTTCTAAATCTACCATCTGTTTTAATGCTATATTTTGCCTATCATAAGAAATTACAACTACATTTTCTTCTATCAGAGCTTGAATACCAGCGTCTAAAGAATTTGTATCAGATAAATTCAATTTCTCAAATTCTTGATATAATTCAGCTCCATTTAAATAGCTTTTACCTTCATTGGCTTTGGTTTCTAATATAAACAATACTATTTGCTTCATTCGCTCTAATGAATACTTCCCTACTCCAATTTTTAAAGCTATGGCATCCGCTTTTTTGAATCCTATTCCATTAACTTTTTTGATAAGCTCATAAGGAGTTTCTAAAACAACTTGTACAGCTTTTACAGCTCCATTAAAAGCCTTGCAAATATTTTGAATTTCAGTCATGGTTAAACCATAAGGTTTTAGTTTACTTATAGCTTCTGAAATATCTCCTAATGCGCTATGTTTATCACAAATTCCTATAGCTGTTCTTTCTCCTATCCCAGAAATTTTTGATAACTCATCAATGTTTCTAGTGCTAATCCACTCATAACTTTTTGCATAACCAATTAATCTTTCTGCCAATCTATCGCTGGTTAAAGTTTTATAATATTCTAAAAGCTCTTGATTATCAGAAGCGTTAAATTCCTTACTAAGATAAGTTATATTATAGCTATAACCATATTTTTCATTGTATTCTTCTTTATCAAAACCAAAGATAAATTCTACACCAGATTTAATCGTAGGTACATTCCCTTTAAGTATAACTCCACCATCGTTTTGAGTTTTTACACCCTCCCCTTCTAGCATTTTATTTATTTTTATTTTAAAGATATTAAAATCTCCTTTAGTAAAAATTTTATGGGTTATTATTCCTTTACATTTATACATTTTAACCTCCAGAAGTTTTTGAGATATTATAATCCCTTAGAGCCTAAAATGTAAAAAAGGTGGGTTACCCCACCTATCTATCTAGTTTTGACTTGCTTTGGCTTCATTTTCTAAGTTTGAATACAATTCAGTTATTGATTTATTAAAAAGTGCTAAAATAGCTGATGTATCATTACAAAATTTATTTAATCTATATTCAACTTCTTCTATAGTTTTGCATGGTGCTTTTAAAAAATCATATATTGTTCCTGTTAGCTCAAAAAATATTTCTTCTTTAAAAAGTGTAACTACAAAAGTATCATCATTAAGCTCTTTTTGAAAAGTAATCTTATTTAATTCTTGTAAATGATAAGCTTCTTTTAATAACTTATCCCCTAACTTTACGCTATTTGTTATATCTTGTTTTTGTATGCTCTTAAAAAAATTTTCAATAGTTTCTAGGAATTTTTCATAATGGGGCATAAAATTTTCTAATGAAATTGACTTCATATAAATTATTTGAATTCTATCTGCGTTTATAGCCATTTTTATTCTCCTTTTTCTTCTGTAAATCTAATATCTCTTAAAACAACGTTATTCTCTAAATCAAATTCTATTTTAATAATGCTATTATGGAAAATTGTATCATTATAAACTTTAGCATAAAAATTCTCATTACGTCTATATCCTACAATGACCAACTTACTCCCTCTCGAAAACCAGCTCTTTTCAACAGCTGTTCTTCTATCATAATTCGTAAAAATTTCTTTAGATAATTTAATATTAACTATACCATATTGCGTATTTAGAGTAACTAAATGCTTGGTCTTATTTCTGTCAACAACAACACCTGCAATCACATGAAGTTTATTTCTATAATATACATTGCCTGTAGCTTTACTTATTCGTTGTTCCTTTTCTGGTTCTAAAGACAAATCAAAGAAATTCTCTATAGTCACTCTATTACTAATATCAAAATTTTCAAACTCATGTCTATCTGTATAATATCCAATCGAATCCATTTCCCAAGTTTCTATTGTTCCAGAACAATGTTTATTCCAAGCTTCAATTTTTTGAATGTAATTATATTTTTTTAACATTACATCTGATTTTATTAATAATTCTAAAGGTTCTATTAATGCCTTATAAGCTTTAGTAAATTCTTTGCTCTTTAAACATAGCTCACCATTACTATCATACTCTACAGCATTCTTAAAATCTAAAAGATATTGTTCAAAACCTTCTGTTAAATTTGAAGGGACTTTATATAAACCTTGAGTTTTATTATACATAGCTACGCAATTTGCTTGAGCAAATATTTCTTTCTTTAAATAATATAGGTCTATTTCTTTAACATAATCTTTATCTAAAAGAGGATATTTTTTAGCATACTCCATTATTTTAGGTAAATTACTTAAATTTAATTTATTCTTATCTTCAACGATATAATCTATAAATTCTTGCATAATTTCAACGGCATCTGGATTAAATTCTCTAAAACATCCAGCTTTTATAAGCATAACAACTTTAGCTGTTTGTACTAATTTAGTATCATAAGCTTTAGTTAAAAAATCTTTAAAACTATAGAAAGGTCTACATTCTATAATTACTTCTGCTAACTCCATACTTATTCCATTGATAGCTCCTAAGCCAAATAGGCAATTATTATTTTTAACATTAGCTTTAAATCCCAATTGCGAATTATTTATATCTGGAGGAAGAACAAAGCCTTTAGCCATTTTCCCTATTGCCGTAGCAACAGCTCCATAATCTGTAGCTTTTAACGTATTGTTATTTATTTCACCAGCATTTATACTTAAACAGGCTACTTTCCAATGTAAAGGACTTAACTTAAATAGTACAAGCTCTTGCATCAATATTAGTGTGTCTTTCGTACCCTATCTTTCGACATATTTAAAGGGAATAGACCATATCTTAACTTATTTTCTATTACCAAAAATAAGCTTCTAGCACTTCCACTAAAGGACTTTCACCTTTAGTGTACCCTACTAGCCAATAATAAAGTATTTCTCTAAATTACTAGGTTTCGGTGGTCGTTTAACGTTCTTTACTGTATTTAATCAATATATTTATACTGTATTCACTTTTCTTGTTCAATGTTTCCCTCAGTTTTTTAAAATTTTATACAGTAAAGCTTCGCACAGGATAACCATATCTATATAACTTAGGCTTCCCCTGTTAGCATAACTTTTATTGCTCATTTCCTAGCAATCCAATTTTCAAGTTTTTACCATTATCATACCATAATAGCATAATAGTATTACTTTTCAATATTTGTAAGTTATACACCCTATATTTATAGGTTCACTAGATTTTATGTGAACTGAATCAATCCACAAATGTGGGGAAGTGAAAACGAATCATACATACCGATATTTTCATATTATTTACACTTCTTTTTGAAGTCGGATTAGACTATCTCTTATTTTTTATCTTTTGGAGTGACTTCCATTAATAAAAAACCTTGGCGCTTCCAGCTAGTGTCAATCTCTAGCCGTACTTCCTTACGGAATAGTCGTTACACCTTCCTATTTCTAGGCTTGGCTCGGTATTAGCATATCCTTATAAGGACTTAGCTTCCCTTACTCATAACTATGTTTCCATACTCTGAACCGATAGCAATATCTTATATTATATCACACCCATTGACTGGTTCACCAAGTTTTTCTTGAACATACATTTTATCCAAGTTGTGGAACAATGTTTGTGTCCCAAACATAATTTAAAAATTCTTCTCTATTCCCAGCTTTAATTCCATTTTCTATAAACAATTTATGGACTTCTGCTATCATATATTTAGCTTTAGCTTTAGCAATAGCTTTTCTAAGTTTATTTGCCTGTGTAAGAGTAAAGTTAGCTATTTTAGAATCCATAGCTAAAATCATACTCATTTCTTGGGTTGCATTTACTCCATACGAAGCACCTAAAATCCTTTTTAAAGTGCTCATTTCATCTTCTGTTAAACCAGTTTCCTTCATAGATTCATACCAAATATTAATATCAGCTTTATGTTTAACATATTTGTCTATTGGTTGCTCACCTTCACACGATAATCTCATCAAGGCATTTCCATCCATAACTTCTTGAAAGTTATCTGGTTTAATTTTATTTAAGGCTACAACTCCCTGTGGGCTGGAATATTGAAAAGCATCTATAACTTCCCCACTACTTAATAGCTTATAATAG